AAATATCGCACCGACAACCATGAAAGAATCTACCCTTGAACCAGTTACAACAAAGTAAGGCGACCATCTCAGGCTTTTTGAGAAGTTAAGAATTTGAGTATACGTCAAAGGTTGATCAGGTCTTGACTTTATTGGAATAAAATCATTCTGAACTTGAGCCAACATTGTTGACGTCAGCAAAATGATAAGTAATATTAGTTTTTTCATATATAATGACTGTCTTCTTCGAGTAAAGTAATTTTGTAAAGTTTATTTTTTCTTTGAGAGTTAAAATCTTCTATGCTCTTTTTATCCCTAACAAGATTGATTGTATTCTCATTAATAAAAGCCGCCAGAACATCTTGACCGGGAAAATCAGAGGTTTTAATGAATATTCTTTTGTAGGGGGCATGTATAAAGGATTCGATTTGCAGGGCAACGCCAGAATTTACCATTTCGTAAAAAATAGGTATACTCAATTCAATAAATCGTCTTGCTTTCGATAGCTTTATTAACCTTCCTCCGATTGTTTCAGAGTCTATGATAGGTTTTTCATCGTCAATATATCCGGCATCAACTATATTAGCACACACTAAGTTTGTTGAAGGATATATCCCAAGATAACTATAAGTCGCAAAAGTCCTATCGGCAGACCACCATAATATTAAATTTCCGTTCATTAGTATTTTACCATTGTAATTTTTGTTTTACATTTTAGGGGATTTTTATCAACATTCGTTATTGTACAGAGGTCGCCATTATAGAGAAGCAAATACCCCGGTTCTAAATAATCGTAATCCTCAACCGTTCCAAGCGTAGCTTTGATTGCAGCGTATTCCAATTCGTAAGTTATTTTAGCGGAACTCCATATTCCATGACTTGAATTTGCATAGTAGTTCGCGATTGCCTCTATAAGGTTTCTGTTTGTATAATCCCCTGCATAGAGGGTTGAGATTGCGCCCCCACCATATACGACCAAATTATAAAAATCCGCGTTTTCATATTTCGTTGTTACGGAATTAATTGTATATCCAACTTCCGTAACGGGTCTAACGTACATATCCTGTTCTTTAAAAAACAAAGCATGAGACATATGCTTTAACATAGATTCCCTTATTTCGTAATGTCCGATATAAGGATTATTCGGAGCAATCAAACCAAACAAACACGTTGTACTCAAAGTATCGCTTCCACCAACGATAATATCACCACTGAATGGTGTAGAAACTTTATACCCGGTAATCAATTCGGCTGTTGAAACTTTTTTCTTTGGATTTTTCAATAAATTATTTATCGTAACTGTACCGAAATTATTCTTTCTCGGAGTTATTGATAAATCAACTAAAAGTTTATAGGGTTCTGCTTGGTTCGGAATAGAATAATTGAGTTTAGGAACCTGACCAAACCAAAATAAAATATCTTTGAATAAATCTAAAACGTTAGAATAATGATAAAAACTCCATTCGGTTTTTGTTTCATCGGTGTTACGTACACCCCCGCCATCATAAACCGTAACGCTGTCATCATCGAATACGAGACCAAGATATTTATCGTCAGTTGACGCCCCTTTATCGAAAGGGAAATAAAGTTCATCTATAGTTCTATCGGTTCCAGCAATATGTAGTTTTTGATAAAAAATAAAATCAGATGTGTATGTAAAATTATTGACAGTCATTCCAGATAGTTCAACTGTTTGCTCTAATAAATCCTTGATAGATAAAAAACGCCAGTTAACGATAGGATACTCAATATCAAATATAAAATCTTTTGTCTCATAACCCCCACCGGTATAAACGTCAAGTTTGGCGTTATTAGAGGTAGCATAAACAACATCGCTTTGAGTAATTGCGGTTCTCAGTTGACCAATTGTTTTTTCCTGAAGAGATTTAAATAAATTGAAAGCTCTTACTTCAAAAATTTTAGTTTTATCAAACCACGCGCTTATTGTTTCGTCTCTATGCTCTTCGACATAATCATCTAATATTATTTTGCCCGCAAAAACACCCTTGTATTCATAGGAAACAACTTCGAGACTGACCGAAGCCTTTTTGTAGACGACCTCTATCTCAACACTCTTATTTTCATATTGGAAAACATACGTACTCCAAAACGCCGACATGTTGGAAGCCTTAAATTCTATGTCATCAAAAGTAAACAAGCCCTTTCTTTCGTCAAACCCCTTCCTGAAACTATCTAAATCAATTATATTTCCCGTTACCTGTGTTGGTGTCATATCCCATGAAACACCGACAGGGTCTTGTGTTGTTGCGATATAGATTATCAGACTATCGGGCGCGAACGTGGGAGTATAAGAACTCCAATGACCTTCTTCGTCGTAAACACTTTTGTTGTATTGAACTCCGGAATTTAACTCGACCTCTTCGAGTTGATATAATCCATAAGTCGGTAAAGGCATTATGCAAACCTCTTCGCTTCGTGTTTAGCAACTTGATTTATTAAAGTATGTAGGGTTTTACCATCACCGACTAAATTACCCGTTAATTTTATTTCGAGATAAGAGCTATTATTCATTGCAACTTGTGGTAAGTTCTTTCTTTCGTTCATTATTAACTCACGGGCAACGGTTAAGAAGTCTTGTTTAGGAGCGACTAGTTCGGTTCCGGCTTCACCCATCAAGGCGAGTGTTGGTTGTGTGATTAGACCACCGACAGCGAAAGAAGAAACGAGACCTTTAAAGGCCTCAATACCAAGTTTCATCGCAATAAGTTTACCGGTATTGATAATCAGACTGGCGGGATTTATAAAAGCCTGAATAAGTTCAACAAGACTCATTCCGATATACATTTTATCTAGGGCGTCTGCAATTGAAATCAAGATTAACTTAAAACCATCCTTAACCGTTAGCGCGGCATTTTTAAAACCGTCCAAACTAAAACCAGATGCGATTGCTTGCCCTAAAGCCGTTGATACAGAACCCATTGAATCGGCTAATCTCGCACCCCAAAACTCTACAGAAGAAACATCGTTTAACAACGTATCTTTTCTTTCTTTCGCGGCGTTTTGGTATATGTCGGTCAGCTCTTTTAGTGATTTTTTTAATGCGGCTTGTTTCGCGTCGTTTATGTTAAGGGAGCTTATCGCCTCATTCAGTGTTATTTGATCTAAATTGCCGGAGGTTAATTCAGAGAGTAGTTTTTTTGTTGATTGCCCGCCTTCGGAAATGGTTGACTTTATCTTATTCATAATTTTATTGAGTTCCGCAACGTATTCATTAGAATCTATTTTGCGTTTATCAAACTTCATTCTAAAAGAACCAATAATGCTGTTTGTATTTGTAACAAACTTAGCTAAATCCGCCTCTGAATCATTGAAACTTTTTTCTCTTATTTCTTTTAACCTCTTATCCTCTTCACTCCAAATTCCGAGTATTTCATTTTTCACTTTATCCTGAGCATCTGTAATCTTTGAAAAGGACTCCAGATATTTTTTATATTCTTTTTCATCTATCGGTTTAAGTTTTCCACCGGATATTTCAAATTCTTTTTCAAGAGCTAAATATTTTTGATTCTTTTCGAGGTCAGCCCTAAGTTTATTGGTTCCCTCAGCATACTCTAAATATCCTATTTTGTTTTGTTCTAATCTCAATTTCCATAATTCAAGTTCGCTCGCGACAATATCGGTGTCGGAATATTCTTTGGCGGTTTTTTGTTTTGCTTTTTTAGAATCGAATTCGGCATTTAAAATATCGTAGAAGTTTTCGCCAGTAATCTTATTCTTAGTGCTTTGAAGTATTGCCTTGTTTGTGTTAATCATTTCTTTTGCAAGATTATAATTACTTGTAGCAATAGCTTCTTTACCTGCATTAGAGGCGTCTTTATATTCACTTATTTTCTTTCTGATTTCGGCAATTGTTTTATCTATCGGGGGAATAGGGATAACGCCATTATTTGTAAGTGTTTCAGAAGATTCTTTATTCATTTCAATCAATTTTCTGTATTGATTTATAACTTCTAAAATACCAACAGATACGGCTTTTTGATCGCTCACGTCGAGATTGAATAAACCAACTTCATTTATTTTCCTTATTTGTAGTTCAACTAATTGTGATTCGTCTTTTATGTTTTTTAATTCACCAAATATATTACCGAAAAATTGATACATTCTTGAATCCTTCGTAGAATCAAGAACTTTTTGAACGGCGACCCGAGCGTCAAGTTGAACAAGATTTTTTGTCATCTCTTTCTGTTTGAGAGTTAATTTATCGTATTCTCCAGCAAGTCCACTAAGCTCGTTTTTTGTTCTTGCTGTCTGTCCGGTGATTGCCAACATGTTCCCTGCGAGGTCGGTTCCACTTTTTATTAATCCGGGATATTTTGAATTCAATTCAAGTGTTACTTGTGTTAATCTTTTCGTTTCATCAGCAGTTCTTGCCTTATTAGAAACTAACGCCCTATATTCATATTGAAGTTTTAATGCGCTTTCTTTTTCGGAAATCATCGCCTTTACGGAATCTTGCCTAATTTTCAATACATCCAATTCGGCTTTACCCTCTTCGAGTTTTTCCTCTACCGTGGTTGTAAGTGCATCGTTCAATATTCCCAAGGCGGCAACAACAGCTGTAATTCCAAGAGCGAACGCGGCCATGGGATTAGCGGCGATAACGGTATTAAGATAAGTCAATCCTTTAGCAAGAATGCCGGACGAAAGAGATGTTTTTATCATCGCTACACTAAATATTCCAAACCCAACAGCGGCACCGGTTAATAAAGGCTGAATAAATCCAAGATGTTCTTGAAGGAATGAAAAGATAGGGGAAACAATCGCTATAACAGATTTTGCAATCGGCATTAGTTGGGTTCCGATTTTTGTAACCAGTTGCCCTATAGCATCCTGAAGATTTGACCATTGACCGAGCATTGTTTTACTTTGTTCCGCCATCATACCCGTAAAGTTTTTACTTTGTATAACTTTACCGAGAGAATTTAACAGCTCCTCCGCAGAGGCTTCCATTTCACCGGACGCTTTAACGCCTTTTCCGGTTGCATCAACCCAGTCCTTTTGAGATATTAACAAATCTCTGAACATATCAACGGCGATACCCTTTTGACCAGAGGCAAGTTTTGCATAAGCGGACAAAACTTGTTCAAAGGGTTTCCCGGAAGCGGCCGCAAGGTCGCCTAACATCCTTAAATTATCTTGTGAGTATTTTCCTATTGCCTGTAATTTATTACCAGCCTCAATGACCTGAGGTAGTTCAAAAGGGGTTTCGGCGGCGAATTTGACAAGTTCGGCAAGTCTTTTCTTAGCAAGTTCGGTTGAACCAAGCATAACTTTCAACGAAGTTTCATAAGCCTCGAATTGACCGGCGGATTTTAACGGGGTAGACATTAAACCGCTTAACTTGTTAAGTAATTCAATGCCCTGATTTAAACCAATCGCCATATTTGAGAAAGAAAAGGAACTATTTATTTCTTTTCCGGCTTCTCTTGCTGTTTTTGTTGCGCTATTTAGGACTTGCTCAAAGCCCTGAACCGAAGCAACACCGGATTTTGTATCAACTAGGATTGAAAATTTAAGATCGTTCATCTATTATCTTGACTTTTATACTTTTTTTTATTAGACTTCTGAAAAGAGAGGTCTATATGAAAACTTTATTTTTATTATTTATCGCTTCGTTTTGTTTTTCACAAAACATCGTCCTTGGTGTTGATTTCAAAAGCACAAAAGACGAAGTATTAAATACTATCATAAATCGAAAAGGCTTTGAGCTAACAGAAAACAGAGAAAACGAGTTGACGTTTAGGGGCGGAACACTATTTGAGGAAAATTTATCTTTATCTATATTTAAATTTCAAAACGATACCCTAAAAAACGCTTTCTTTTATTTCAAACACTCAAAACACCACGGTGAACATGTTGAAAAAATAATAAAATCGGTTTCAACGCTGTTTGGAAAAAAGCAAACAGAAGATATTTGGCAACTCGACAAATTAAAGATTCAAATTGATAGAGATTTGTTTAGTGAAACATCACTGAAAGAAGTCGGGTTGATGTTTTATAAGCTAAAACAATAATTTCTCTACTATATTACGAACTCCAATCAGTATTCAAATAATTCTTTGTGCATGCCGCTAAAGTTATGTCGGCATACGTCCATTTTTTATGCCTTTTTTCCATCTTCTCAAAATCGCCGTCAAAAAGTGAAAACAAATTTACATAAGTTGTCAGTTCGTCAGGCAATTCGGGAGGATTAGCCTTGTCTTTGACTTTCTTAACCGGAAAACAAGCCCTTATGTCTTCTGAAAGTTTTGAAATTTCCCGAACCCTTGAAAAAAATCGTTAAACACCTGCTCAAAGAAGTCCATTCTTAATGTTTCTGTTGTGATATTTTTCAAAGTGCCTTTCTTTTCTTCTTTTAAAACAAGATGAACCATTTTAACCATGACATCTAAAATCCTTTTTGTTGTTTCTGGATTTTTAGACATCTTTAAAAAGTCGGCAAGTTTTACGGTTTCGTTTTTCGCTTTTCCTTTTTTGGTTTTTACGTCTCCGGTGTCCTCTTTCGGCTTTGTTGCGTCGTTAAGTTCTGCTAACAATTCCGTAAACTGGTCGGTGATATAAGCGTAAGGGGGTCTTAATGTAAAAACACCTTCGTCCGTTTCATATGTTTTTAATTCGGTTTTATAGCTTTTCACTACGAGTGAATCTGACATTACATATTCCAAATGTTAAAAGTTTGGGCGGATATTTCACCGCCCGTGAATTAATTCTCTAAAACTACTCTTTGTTTCGCAATCGGTACTATACCGACACTGTTGGTAACGTTGATTACGCTTCCATAAGTAGGTAGCGTTACGGTTACAACTGCATCGTTCTTTATTGTTTTGAATACAAATCCGGTTTTCACGAAATCAGAATAATCTGTTTCAGAAGTAGTTTGTATTTGAGCCGGAGGGAATACCTCGACCTGTTGTTTTGTGCCGACGGTTCCAACCAAGTAAGCAAACATAAAATACTTGTCTCTTGCGTATTCTGCCAAATCTAGGGTATCCTTATCGCACTGTAGTATATCAAATGAGAATTCATATGAATCAAGTATTGCAGAATTATATACAGTCGCGCCGGACGCGTCAGGCAGGGACGCCGTTTTCTCGTTAGGTTTGATTTTCGGAGCAGACATTATAGGGAAAGTACCCCATGTGTTTGTACCAACCACACCGGTAGATGTGCTTTCAATTCCCCATAATATGCCATCTGAAAATTGTTTTATTAAACTTGCATCACGTTTTATCGTTAGCATTTATTAACTCCTCTTTTCTGTAATTTAATTTTAAACCAGTGCTGTTTAGGTAGTACATTTCAAACGGCACCGGGAATACGGCTAAATGACCAATCACAATGTTGGTATCAATACATGTAGTTATTCCGTTGTTCACTAATTGCATTCCAAAATAACAATCTTCTCCGGTTGTAGATACTTCTGTTTTGCTGATATATTGAATGACTGTTCTGAAATAAGGAAACTGTATCTTATCTAATATGTCGGTCTTCAAAAGGATACATCCGGTACCCGAGTAATAAGTAGGGTCTTCGATTAATCCCTCAAAGGCTTTGACAAAAAGACAAGGTTTTGATTTTCCATCAACCAAGCTAAAGTGAGCATAACGGAAAAACATATTTTCATCGGGATACCTTACCTTCATTAGCGGAGCTACACAGTCTTTGTCGTGTAACAATAATCTGTAAGGTAAATCGAAGTTAAACATCATATCAGAATCAATCATTAGGACATGAGTAAATCCGTTGTCAAGAGCAAGATTACAAATATTGTTTCTTGCTATTTCAATTTGATAAGCGGGTTCGTAATGTATAACCCAGCCATTATCGTTAACGTAAGAATCATATCCCTGTCTATTTAAATGCCAAGCGCCGCCGATAAAAGCCTTCATCCGATCCATACAAACTCGAAATTCATTTTTCATCTCGTCAAAGTTGTGAGGGATTCCGATAAATAATTTAACCTTTGAATCAATTTCCTTTTTCTGTTCTTTTGAAATGTTAGGTAATATCATAATGCTGTACATGTCCAATTTTGTTCATATGCCATAAGCCCTTCCATTCTATATTGACCGTAAACACCACCCTTGAAATATCCATTCAAAGTAAGTCCCGCGGTCTTTTTGTTAAGCGCATCAAATACGCTTTTTATATAAGCGTATAATTTCATTCTATTGGTTTTATTTGGGTCGTTTCCACTTCCGAGATTATTAACGTAATAAATCGTAAATGCAACACTACCGGGAAAACAGTCTTGTAATGGTTCGCCGTTCGCAAGTGTAACTGTAATTAAAGGGAATTCACTACCGCCGTCAACCAAATAATCTTCCGGCGTTCCAGCAAATACTCTGACACCACCCTCACCGGTTAAGGCGGTTTCGATTGCAGTTTTAATCGCGTCCTCGATTTGGTCTATCCGGTAACTCATAAACTAATCCTCACGGAAGTTGTTTTTTTTCTAACCTCTTCATCATCATCTATCGTCCCGCTGTTGTCAACATCGTAACTGTATCTAAGGCTTTTGATTTCAGAATCAAATTCACTCTTGTAAGCAATGTACTTTTGGCTCATTAAATCATTATCAATTCTCATAAGAGAACGGAAAATAATTTCGAGTGATTTAAACTGTATTAAGTCATCAAAAGAATTTTCTACCAGATAAATATATCCGGTAAAAGATAAGGACGTAGCTACGGTTAACTTATAGCGGTAATAATCGTACTCGTCGTCGAAAGAAACAGAAATTACACCCGCACCCGTAGTGTTGGCAAGTGTTACGATAGTTGTCCAAACAGTATTATCGTTTGAGCCTTCGAGCGTCCAAGTATTACCACCTCCGCCGTCTGTGCATGTTGACTTTTCAATTACCAATCTCTTTACTCTATTCTTTGTCTGTGCAAGAATACCCGTCCCGGTTGACGAAGCGGAAAGTGTTTGCTTCCCGCTTGCCAAATAGAAAGGTATCATCACACATCTTGTATCAATATTCCGCTTATTCAATTCTATAATAGTTTTTTTGTAAGCGTCAGCGATTTGAGTTCCGATAATAGTAGTTGACGTTTGCCAGTCAGTGACTAATCGCGGTTCCTTTTTAATTAAATCCGTGTATGTGATAAAGTTTTTTATCATTTTTTAAATTTTTTAATGTATACCCTGTAATAAGCGCTTTCAGAACTTGCGGCATTTCCAACAGACTGAAAAGCAATCTTGAATTTTGCACCTATGATTTGGCTACCACAACCGGCAACTATACTCGCCCAGCTAATAGATTTCCATCCAGTCGCTGTAGTTCCAGACGTAACAAGGGAATCTGTCGCGGCAGATGTAATTTGTTTTGAGTATACGTTATCTCCGTAGATTGGATAAATAAACACCCTTGCACTGTCGGAGGTTGAGATATAGAATTGAACAGAATCCACGTCGGCAAATTCAACCCATGCGGTGGTATCTGTCTGTGAGTTTGTATAGGTCGCAACGTTTGCATAAGAATGAGTGCTTCCATTATAGGTATCAATTTTCACCGTCTGTAATTGAGCCTGACTAAGGGAAACACAAAGAACAAGCGATAATAAAATAAATAAGTTTTTCATGTTTTCCTCTACTTTGTTTTAAGTTCAATTACGTGAATATCTTTGTCGTTACCGGCAACCTTTGTCCATGTTGTGGCAAGTTCTAATGTTGCATCTGTCGGATTTGTTTCAGAAGCCTTTGCAAATTTTACTCCCGGAATGTGAACACAGAAATCAGTATTGACGACAGCGTAATCGGTTCCAGCAGCCAGCAAATCATCGTGTCCGACTATAGTATTGAAATAAGGGGCGGCGAAATAAAGTGAACCGTTACCGAGTAGATAAGTAGAATAAACGCCATTAGAAACGGGGCATCTATCGGAAATTACGATTTGCATATCGCCGAATACAGGAATTCTGCCAGTCAAAGCAATTGATTTTCCGAGATCGGCGGCGTTAACGAATTGAACTAACCCACTCCTTACCATATCAAAATAAACCTTAGAGTGCATCATAATTGCGCCAAGTTCTCCGAAGTTGTCACCAAGCAGGGCTTTTGCACCGAAAATCTTATCAGCGTCAATTGTTGCGCCAGACTGGTCGCTCTGATGTGTTGCCGCCAACGCACCACCGGCCGCGAAAACACCCTTCAAAAGACTAAGCATTCTGTTTTCGTATTCTTTAGCATAGTATTCTGTTTGTGCTTTCAAGAAAGACTGGAGAACAGATGTCCCAGCTCTTCTTATTGCATTACTTTCTTCACCGATAGCAATTGCTCTGTGCAAACAAACAAGAATATCCTTGTCGGTTGTCATTGCATTGATTGTTAGGTTAGTTTCGGCTGTAGGAATAACCATCGTGGTTGTAAATTCTTTTACAAAAGGTCTGTACTGATAAACTCCGCTTCTGGCAAAACCCGGACCAGGGTCTCTTTGCACTGCGGAACTACCAATTAATTTTGCGACCTCAGGAATATGCGCGGGGATATATTCATTCCACAGTTCAGGAATTACTAATCCCGCATAAGTTGTAGCTGCCATTTTTTTTCCGTTATAAAGTTGTTAAATAGTCCGTTATTATTTTTCGCTCGCTTCACTAAGCGAACTACTTAACACCACTGCGTCAAGATTTTACTTCTTACCTGAAATATTTTTGACGTGTTTCAGGTAAAGCTCGTAATTTGATTCTCGTAGTTTCAAAAGTTCTTCGGAATTCAATGAATCAATTGTCATAAGATCGCCCTTGCCTCCAAGTTTCGCCGCACCCGGCGCCACATGTGTAGCCGTTTCTTTTTTTTCCGAAAGAATTTCTCTGAATTTTTTTAGTTTCGATAAATCTTTAATATCAAGAGAGGTATCGTAAGCGTCCTCTGAAACAGCTTTTAGTTCTTCCCTAATAGCGGTCTTTTCGGCTTCCTCTTGTTCTATTTTGGATTTTCTAAACTTATCCGCATCCTCAAAATCCTTTTTCAATTTTTCATAATCAGAATAAACCTTATCGCGTTCGGCTTTTTCTTTTTCATAGAGCTTTTTAAACTCTTCTTTCTCTTGTAGTTTGCCGTCTTCCTGTTCCTTTAACGTTTTCTCGAATTCAGCAACTTTGTCCTGATAGACTTTCAGGGAATCAACCTGCTCTTTAAGTTCTTTAATCTGATTTCTCTTTTTTGCGTTTTCTTCGCGTAAATCGTTTGCAATCTTTTGTAAATCCGGGGATTCCGCTGAATCTTTCGCCACTGCGCCGTTTTCTTCGTTCATTGTTTTCCTTGTTTTTTTGAAACTGTTTATTTAGTTTTTTTGTTTTTAATCTCGACTTCTTCCTCTTGCGTTTTCAGGTTATTTAATTTCGCAATGAGGTCTATTTTTTCTTCCAATTTTTTTATTTCCCTGTTGGTTTTGTTTTGAAACATAAAAAAATTGTCCTGTTCTACGTAAAGTGCCATACATCCTCTATTTTGTTTTTACTAATTGTTTAACTTCTACTTCCACTAAATCACACATACAGTTATCACGACATTGCGTTGCACCCGAACCCGGTAATCCTTGACCTTTCCAATCTTCCCACGTCTTTTGTTCGCCTGCACGGTCAAGACAACCTCCGCAGTGTTTTGCACCGGGATTTGTTACCCATTCGTATTTTGTTTTATCATCAAAGGTTGACCAAACAGTATACTGACTAACTGATTTTAAAAGATTCCAAAGCTCATCAGATTCTTTCTTTTCAAGTTTTGACATCGTTCCGTCCTTTGTCATTAACTCGTTAAATAAATCTTTTACAATTGCATCCTCGGTCAATCCTAAATCAACTAATGAGTTTATCCTTGCCTGATCGCCCCCCAAAAAATCAATACGGTCAAATAAAACAGATTTAAAGAATAGTTCCATTCGGGTATTGACGAAGTCCTCTAAAAAGTTTTTATTTATTTCGGGCATTTGCTATCATTCCAGATAAAGTTTTCTCAAGTCTGTTACGAACTAT